AAACAAACAAAAAACAACAATGTGGTTATAGATAATTTCATATTATTTTCAAATTCACTAGGGCAAACACGAGACGGGGTAGAATTATCACCTTCTTATATAGCAAAACACATAAAACACAAAAAAACAAGAACTATTCTTTCTGCTTCCGTAACGAATGATATGTTTCAAAACATAAATAGTTTGTACACTACTAATTCAAATATTCATGGACCGAGAATTAATATAGGTGGTGACCATAGTATGGCAATTGCTACTATTGCACATTCACTTAACAATTATGAAGATCTGAAAGTCATTTATTTTGATGCTCATGCAGACATAAATACATTAGAAAAATCTGAATCAAAACACTATCATGGTATGCCTCTTAGTTTTGTTACCGGGCTCGAACACGACAATAAATTTTCATTTATAAAAAATAAACTCAAATTTGAAAATTTAATGTATATAGGAAGTCGTTGTTTAGATAAATTTGAAGTTGATGAATTATACAAACGAAATATAAAATATCTAACACCAGATGATATAAACAATAATTACGAAGAATCGATGAGCAAAATTATCAATTTCGTTGGTAATTCCCCGCTTCATATTTCATTTGATGTAGATGCTATAGATCCTGAATATATACCATCAACAGGAACCCCTGTAAAAAACGGGGTACAATTACAAACTGCAATAAATACATTAGATGTTTTGAGAACTAAGAAGCTGGTATCTCTGGATATCACAGAATTAAATATGAAACTAGGAACAATTAGTGAATCTAAAAAATCTATGAAAAATACATTACGGCTATTCAACGCATTCTTAGAGTAAGGTTACAATTTTTCTAATGAAACTGCAATACAATCTCAACATCTTCCTTTTTAATACTCTTAGTAGCGGAAATAGATAGCTCTTCTCTCTTTTTCCTCGTCTTCGAATTTTCCGATGAAATAGACTCCTTTCGTTTCGAAGTGCTGTTTCTATGATTCATATCCTTTTCAATAGAAGCATAATTCGATTCAATGTAATCAATCACATGGTTTTCAAGAGCCCATTTAAAAAAGTTTAGCTGACCAATAGTGGTTTCGATACATGTTCCATCCTTGTATGGTAGACTAATACGATCCCATCGACAGAAAGGATCAAATCGTCTCTTGCTGTATGCTTTGAGTTTCAATTTATAATCGAAATACACTTTGAACCGCTTGTTATTCTCGTCATCAATGAGAGTGTAGTATTTTTTAGCAAAATTAGTGACAAACCAGTCAACAATTCGTAAAGATATACTAGACTCACCTGTGATGATATTTAACATTCGCGTGAGTTGTTTTTCATCCTTGTAAAATGCCATTAGATTATTTAAAAGTAAATCATTCTGAGTGGCATAAGACATTTATTTAGTATTGTTTATAGCTTTTATATTGTTTTTTGGTATACAGAAATTTATTCTACACCTTTAGACATTCTAAACGCCGACTCTTGTGGTCGGCGTCTTTGAATGTCTTTAGGTAACCGGTTACTTCGTGACTGATAAACCTCCTTTGTTATATTCTATAGCTTCGCAAAATCTCGGCATAGCCGAGATGGCGATATATAAATCGGCGGTTTAATTGTCCGAAGGTCTAAAACATGATTTTTTCGACATATAGTATATAACATGGCTCAACTAATGGAAAAAATATTCGGAGCTTTAGGTAAAGAAAGTTGCTTGTATTTTTACATTCTCTCTGTTTTATCATTTGTCTTGTACGTGTTTGCTATTTTAGCTATTATCGTTTATATGGTTAAGCACCGCAAGAACATGAGCTATACGACTATCACGCACATGGTAATAGTTTCGATTCATTTATTAATCGCTTATTTTGTAAATCGTTTATTACACACTATCTGCATAAAAACACTGGTTTAATAAGGTTTAGACGATAAGTTTTAGTTGTTATATTATTTTGTAATAATATATCAATGTCTCAATTGTATATTAGTAAAAATATAAATGATCCATCTTATGTATTACTTGATAAATGTTTTAATTTGAATCAATCGCGTATACACGAACTGAATATAGATGGATCACTCAATATACTTGATATTTCTAGTAATAAGGCTATTGATGCTAAAATTACAGCTTTATTTGCAAGACCAAATGTAAAAAATGAAATTGTTGCAGCATTGATATTGAACGATCCATCGCTGTGTAATTATAGTGTTTCTGATATAAATTTAAACATACCAACGACTGCTAATATAGGAGCAGGATTCACAGACTTATATTATGCGAGTATCGCAAACCAGACAACTTTTTATTACAAGATAATAATTGTATATCAGTTTCGGATAGCTAGACCTGTTGCAAATGGAGGGGGGTTCACAAACTTTAGTATGAAATTAAGTATTTTTAAACCAGATACTTAGTATTTTTCCGGCTCAACACAATAAATTTGTAATAATAGTCTTTAGCTCTCTGTTGATATCCTTGTCCAACTTCAACTTGATGTAACAACGCAACGTCACAATAGCATCATTTAGTGAATTGTGCAAATTCACAGGAGTGATACCAAACAACTTCTCATGCAACTCGGACAGCTTCGGTGGCTTCAAGTATGGTTTATCGTCAAACTTTGAAATCATCTGTATGTTGCAAAAGCTTGTCGACTCCTTCATCGTACAGCAAATGCGTCGAGTATTGATGATTGACATGTATTTCTTGATATCCATATTGTTTCTCATCATCTCCACCATAATCATGTTGCTGTCGAACTTATAATTGTGTGCGACAACAACATCAACTCCTTCCACATCATACATAAACTGGTTTAATACTTCGACGACCGACTCACCATGATTCAATGATTTTTCCTTTGAAATATTGTGTAGTTTGTAGCTTTCCTCACTGATATCAATGTCAGCCGGAATTTTTATAATGTGGTCAGCAGTCTTGACAAGTTTATTGGTATCTGTGTTGTAGATTAGGTAACTGAATTGTACCATATGAGGCCATTCGGCCATTGTACTCTTATTCAGAATCCTGGACTTGGGTGGAAGACCATTGGTCTCGGAGTCTAATACGAGAACGTGCATATTATTAAGAAAATTATTGTACAATTATGGTAAATTAAAACATTTGTATCATTTTTTTATATGTAAAACTATGCATCCACTTCATAATGTATATCCGCATCTTGAAACTGCTTGCAAATCCCGAATGACCTCCTGTGCCACTGGGTTATACCAAATTCCTTGATTCCATCCATGTGTTTTTTCGCACCATATCCCATGTTACTATCGATACAATATCGTTCCGACAAATACGGATATTTTTCACATAAATCTGCGATATAATTATCACGCGAAACCTTTGCCAAAATAGATGCAGCCGCAATTGAATAAAACTTGTGATCTCCACCCTCGACACACGTGTATGGGATCACATCGAGACGATTCGTTTGTTTGTTTATTTGGGTCATCGGATTGAAATAATTACCATCAATAAGCAAATACAAAGACTTATCTGAATCAACAACACGTTTTTTAATGTTCAGAATAGATTCGTGCATACATTGCTGAGTAGCTTGTAGTATATTTATTTTATCAATCGTCTTCTCATCTGCATAACTAACATGCCAGTAAAGTGCATTCTGTTTTATGTATTCAGCAACCTCGTTAATTTTCTTCTTGGAATGAAACATTTTGCTATCCTTGATGTTCGAGTAATCAAATGTTTCATTATGTTTAGGTAAAACAACCGCCGCCGCATAAACACGGCCGAACATAGGACCTCGACCAGCTTCGTCGACTCCAATCTCAATTACATTTTCATCTGAATTGTAGAATGTTTGAAGGGGGGTTTTAGATGCCATAAGTATATTATACTCTTTATAGTCTATAATATATCCGATTTTTGTATCATTTTTTTCGCAATATAGTGTAAATATGCATCAGTTTAAAGTATTAGCAATTCTGTTAGCAATTTTACTCGGATTATCTTTATGTTGTTCAATGTGTAAACGAAGGGAGGGATTCAACAGCAATAAAGATGACGAAGGTACATATTCCAGTGCAGCAGGTAGCAAGGCTACAATTACTTCAAATGTAGATGGTTCTCAGAAAATGACAATATTGGTACCAAAGGTAGATAAACCTATCACATATAACCGGGATATAACATCAGGCGATTTTTTTGATATCAACAAGACACCAGCATACATGTTCACAGATGGGCTTGGAAGAAGAACAATTAAGATTGTTTATAACAGCAAAACTGTTACATTGATAAAGGATGAACCATTCAAGCCCAAGTTTGATACTACAACCCCTGGTTCCCCTCCTCCTCCTCCTCCTCCTCCTCCTCCCACTCCTGTTCCTCCTCCTCCCACTCCTGTTCCTCCTCCTGTTCCTCCTCCCACTCCCGTTCCTCCTCCTGTTCCTCCTCCCATGCCTCCAATGCCTCCCATACCTGGGTATTTTCCTGACGGAATTCCTCATAGTAGAATTCCGAAAGGCCAAGAACACCTTTATATACTGAAATCCCAGGTGGTTCCCCCAGTATGCCCAGCATGTCCAAGTGCTGCAATCTGTGCAACAAAGGGCAAACCTCCTCCTCCATGCCCCGCGTGTGCAAGGTGCCCGGAACCTAGCATAACATGCAAGGCTGTTCCAAATTATAGTGCGATAGCGAATGAGTATTTGCCAACCCCAGTATTGGCCGATTTCTCCAAGTTCTAATTATTCTCTCGTTTTAATACACTTCTTGTCCATCTGAAATGTTTCACCCCGTTCTTCTTGTGGAACAATGCTAACAATACACTTAGACTTCTTACCATATAAAGGTGTAGTACATCCCTTCTCCTTTTTACCAGCACGTTTTTTTGTTTTTGACAAGTCAGATAATTTATACAACTTGGGTTTCTCGTCGGTGCATCGAGAACGGAAATTCTCGTATCTTTCTCTCACATCTGCATATGACAAACCAGACTCCTTCTTAAGCATTTTATTTATGAGCTCGTGTAGGTCATATACATATCTGGAAAAAGTTTCGCGGTTCTTCATCTTCTCCATAGTCAATGGAAGATGCTTGAAATTAGTGCGTATATTTTGTCTACAGAATCGACATGGTAAAACATATTTCAAATTAAGAATAAAATCACGATAATGTTTTTTATCTTCGGGTGTAGGTTCGACAGGATAATTGAAGCTCATTGTGTGTAAATAGTGCCAAAAAGGCGGCCCCCAAACTGATGAAACCATGCCATCATTAGCATTGTATTCTGATTTACTGAATACACGCTTTATATTTTTACGAGTTCTGTTTTTGCGGGTAGTCATATACTATACATGTAAAAAATTATTTTATTTTTATTTTCATGATATTCATTATTTTTTCATAATACAATTTATCATTCTTGAAATCATACTTGCGAATTTCAACGAGCTTCCCATCAAATGTTCTGAATAACATTGTATATAACATAATACTTAATCTTTATTATGTTATAAAACCACAATACCTTGGAATAATCCGACCTCCAGCCTTAATGTAATATCGCACGCTAATAATTTAAGACCACCTAATTTAAGACCACCTAATTTAATCACCCCCAAATATAAATAGAAAATACTCTTTAAGTTATTAACAACGCGTATAATATAATTTGCGTATGTCCTTTCATAAATAAGATATAGTAAATATATAAATGGACTTTGGATTTCTAAAAAAAATTGGTATCGATAAGCCATGGGTTCTATTTGCAATTTTAGCAATAGTTGTTGCTTTGGTTGTTCTATATTTCATGTATTCTTCTAGATCTACTCCTGCTGTGATTGAGGGTTTCACGGACAAGGCAGAGTTGATGTTCTTTTATACCGACTGGTGTCCTCATTGTAAAACTGCGAAACCTGTTTGGGAGTCGCTGAAGACGACGTATGAGAACCAAAAGATTAGTAAAAAAACAATTGTTTTTACAGAGGTGAACTGCACCGAAGACAAACCAGAAGTTGAAGCACTGATGGACAAGTTCAAGGTAGAAGGGTATCCTACATTTAAGCTGGTAAGCGATGGAAAGGTTTACGACTTTGATGCAAAACCGAACGAGGAATCACTCGTTAGCTTCATGAAAAAGTTTCTCTGATTGATTAGCCAACACAATTTTTTCAATAGCTGCTCTTGCATATTCAGTACCATTATCATATAATTTTTTACGTGCATCCGAACAAGATAACACATCTCGTATATTTGAAATCGAATAAGATTCTGTAAAACATATGATTTCATTTATAATTTCGGTTTGTTTGTCGTCGATTCTCATATTACGAATCATCTTGAATAGAAAAACAAGTATATAATCAATTAATGTGGATTCATTTGTTATTTTATTCGGATTTTTATTACATTTGTTTTTGAAACCTAATATTTCTTCATTCTTATGTCCATCATCGATACAAAACTTTAATGGATAATTGCTAACAATACCACCATCAATGTAACATTTATCTTCAATACAAACAGGGCTAAATAGAACTGGCACACTGCATGTCATCTGCAGAGCGGTTATTAGCAGTAATTCCGGGTGAGTTTTGTATGATATATCAATAATTTCAAACTGATTCAATTCAAATGCAAATAAATGCAACTCAATTTTAGAATATTCATAGATTTCTCTCATTGTTATGTTCATAGAAATATCCTTTGCTTCGAATAAAGGTCTTAGACAATTCTCAATGTTTATATTGTCAAATAATCCCCTTTTTAGATATGACTTGAATATATTTTGTATTGTTATTGGAAAAACATCATGCCATGGACGAATGGTTATATAATCATGAATTGTGACCCAGTCATAGTTTAAGCAATATATAGCACCGACGATTCCACCGGCCGATGTACCATATATAGTTTGTATATTTTCTCTCTGGATAAAATTATTGTCTTCTGTATATTGAAGAGCACCCAATGTTTGTAACAATGAAGGGCCGCCTCCAGCAAACACTAAATGTCGTATCATAACTTGTAGTATGAAGTTATAATATTATTTTTTTTTCTACGATAATGTAAAAATGACGAATATCTTCACGTTGGATAAAACAGAAGATTTTTCCTTGAAATTGAACATTGACGAGCTTTATGAAAAGAAACGCCAGTATGATTTAAATCAGCTTGCACTATTCAATAAAATTTTAAATCGAATTCACGTGAAAATAAAGACGATTTCAAAGCAGAGCATTAGCGAACGATGTTGTTGGTATGTTGTGCCTGAAATTATAATCGGTGTTCCGAAGTACGACCAAGGGGCTTGTATTGCTTATATGCTAGATCAGTTGAAAGAGAATGGTTTTAATGTGAAATATATACATCCAAACACATTATTTATTTCTTGGACACATTGGGTTCCATCATATGTGCGAACCGAGTTGAAAAAGAAGACGGGGATCGAAGTAAACGAATATGGGCAGAAAATAGAAAACATAGAGATAATTCCTAATGATTCACTGAAGCCTAATACAACAAATGGTCAAGACAATACAAAAAAGAGTATTTTTACTCCGATTACCACGTATAAACCTACAGGAAATTTGGTATATGATGATAATTTACTCATGAAGTTGAATAGCAAGATCAATTAAATACTACCTTTTTGAAAAAGGTAGGCCAAAAATACCTTACTACCTTACTACCTTTTACATTTTTTTATTTTTTAATATTTTATATAATATTATATATATTATATAATGGCAGGAAAAAAACGCTCTGGATTAGTAAATGATAGAAGAGCTTATGGATGTGGATGTTACACTCCAACTCCAACTCCAACTCCAAATCCTTGTGGTTTGATTAATATTGGGAGTATTGCTACAAATGATGGCGGGAACACTTATACATTAAATGGCAACTACACTATTACTGCGTGTCAAATATTAAATATACCCGTTGGTACTACACTTCAGATTAGTGGAGAGAAAAGATTAACGAATAAGGGTATAATCAACAACAGCGGCACATTCAACAACAGCGTCTATAACTATATCTACAACGAGGCTGGCAGCGGCACAATCAACAACAGCGGCACATTGAACAACAGCGGTTCTATCTACAACACGCGTGGCGGCGGCACAATCAACAACAGCGGAACAATCAACAACAATTCGGGCGGTGAGATCTACAACGAGGCTGGCATCAGCACAATCAACAACAACGGCACATTCAAGAACAGCGGCCGGATCTACAACAGCGTAGGCACAGGCACAATCAACAACAATTCGGGCGGCTTTATATATACTTATGGGGGCGGTGCACTCTACAACAGCGAAGGCACATTCAACAACAATACGGGCGGTACGTTTAGTCTTTCAAGTGGGGGAGCGTGTGGAGCTGGAGCATTCGGGGGTCTTGGCACCTTCAATAATAGTGGAACAACTAACACAAATTGCCCGCCGTAATATACTATAGAGTGATGTTGTAATATCTATAAAATCGGCGTTTCACTACGTAGTAATTGTAAAAAGGTATGGCAAAAACTCTTTATGGATTACCATATTGCCCCATGAAATTTGTAGCACGTCCCGGTTCTTGACTCATCGTCTGAGAGCTTGGTTGAAGTTCTGCTAATTGTTTTTCTAATTCAGCAGTTGGTTCTCCTTTTTGTTTTTTAGTTGCGATCATTCTCTCGATGTTGTTAATCATTGTTCGTTTAACATCTGGGTCGATAGATGCAGGTTGTTTAGGTTTTGAGAAAGGATTAGAAAATGATACAGATGGTAACGATAACGATGACATAGAAGGCATTGATAATCTACGTGTCGGAGGTTCACTAGGACCGAGTTCAGCCCCCAGAGTGGTATCAGGCCTAGGTTGCAAAACACCTAGTGGATCTATAGCACCATCGGCACTTAGTGATCTGTATGTTTGCTCTCGTACAACTCCTGGGCGTTGCTCTCCACCCCTTCTCTTTGTCTGCTTTCTCTTTTGTGTTTTGCGTCGAACAACCCGGCGTTTCTTTGTACCCATCCTCCTCTTAACTTGTCTCTTTGATTTGCTCATTATATATAACATATATAAAAAGAAAAATTTTATTGTCATTGTCAATTAATACAAACGCAAACAATTACCATTTCAGTGGCTCAGGAAAATACTCTTGTAAAAGTTCATCATAATATTGCTTAATTTCATCTGTAAGAACAAAATCCCCATCTTGTTTCGAATATAAATCAAACTGATTAAATAACAAAACGTCTGCCTTTATATCTGCATCTGACTCTCTCTCAAATTGCTGATAGTCCCCACCTGTGTGCCATGGATAAAACGAATGGAAACGAATGATATTCTGGTATTTTTTCGATAATTTATGTCTTGACTGGTTCTCTTGTAGTACCTTGTATAAATATTCATCATGACCAAACGATAGTTTTAGCATCTCGATCCCACACATCGGCTCATAAATACCAAAACTATTAAATTTTCCATAATCAGGATTACCTTTCATGGTATCAAAATAGACAATTGAATCAGGGAAGGCACAACCGACGGCAAATGTGTCGCCGACAACCGCCCAATTAGGTTCACCAAAACTGAAGAGAATCTTCCCAATATCGTGAATCAGACCGCAAATCTGCAACGGATAATCATTCGGGAATTGTTTGCGAATACGCTCGGCAGTTTGGTATGCATGAAATGAATTTGGACATGATACGTCTGGATCACTAGGATCAACAAAATTATCTAGCATTGAGAGAGCCGCCTGCATTGTCAAGATCTCTCTACCGAGTTTAATATTTTGTTTGGTGTTTACAAAATTTAGTGTCTGTTTTTCATGCTGTTCCTTGTAAAAAAAGTATTGTGGTGTGTTCTCCTTATATACTCGCAAGTCTTTCACTAGTCGCATCTTCATTTTTACAATAGAAAGAGAGAATAATAATCCATAATCACACCACACTACAAAACACGTTGCAGTCTTTGTTTCAAATACGCCAGATAATTTTGATTCATTGTAAGTGTTATATCACAATTACTCTCTTTGTATTGTATCCATCCATCGTCCAATGTTTGATCTGTTTCTAAATTATTTTCTAGCAGAATAGCTATCAGGGAATCTACCATGCTATTGTCATTGTTAAATTGTTCGTTGGTCA